TTGTTCATTTGTCATATTCCCCATTACTTGTTTTAACATTGCTTCTGGATTACCTTTATTTTGCATTGCTTCGCTTACTATTTTGTACCCTTGTGGATTTCTGCTCCTTAACTGGTTCAACAACATTTGTGTCATCATATCCATTTGATATCAATCCTTTCATTTCTTTTATTTGTTTTTTTAAGTCTAGAATTTCTTTGTCTTTATCGTCCATTTCTATTACTTCTTCTAAACTATATGTCTTTATTTTTCCTGTAACATCTTTAATCCATAATGTACTAAAATCTTTATTAATAAATAATCCTGTTTTCATAACAAATGTATTTTTAACATCATCTATACTATTTGCATATTTACTTTCTAATTCATTATTTGTTGGATTTGTTGCTAATTGGAAATTTTGTGTAATAGGTTGTGGCATTTGTTGTTGTACTTGGTTTTGTTGTATTTGCCTTAATTGATTATCAATTCTATCTCTCATACTTTGTAATTCTTGTGTATAAAATTGATTATTTGGATAAACTGGATAAGCCATATATTTATTCCTCCCAAGATTAAAAATAAGACACTTTTATATTTTATTAATAAACTTTTACCTTTTAAACATAAAAACGTCTAGAAATTAATTGTCACGATAATTTTATATCTATTTTTTCTAGTTTATATAAAACAAGAAGGAGATGCCCGAGCAAAATCTAATTTGTACCTATTTCGATTTTCTTTTTTCATTTCTCGCACCTCACTTCTTAATTTGAGTATAAAAAAAATAGCCATACTATTTCTAGTACGACTATATAAATAATTTTATATTCCACAATGTATTCTAATTGCCAATGCAATCTGGTCTAATTTTTCTACTATTCTTACATTTTCCATACCATCTAATTTATTTGATATTTGGCTAAAACTTAACTTTTCTTTAAATCTGTATTTGTATATTACATATAATAAATCATCTGTCTTTTTTAAATTTTCTTCAAATTCTATTAACTTACTATTTGTTATATTATATTTTATATATTCTTCTATATCTCCATATTTACTTTCATTTTTAGGCTTCCATAAATACATATCATTTATATTTGATTTTCCTGTCATTATAAAAGCACTAAATATTGTAAATAATATTGATAATTTAAAATCAATTTTTAATATCATAAATAAACTTAATAAAATAAGACAACTCCATATTAAACACCTATACCACGTTTTAAAATGTAATGTATTGCCTAAACAAGCTCTTGTTGTTATAAATGTTAGCATAATAATTATAATAAAATTAGTAGGCAAGGCGAGTAACCTGCCTACTAAAAATATTAGTATAGTTTCAGCGATATTAAAAATTATACTTCCAACTAGTTGTTTGTTAATTTTCATATCATTTTACCTCCATACTATTCTCCGTCTGTACTAAAGAAAAATCCCCAGCTTTCCCACATAATTTGTTCCTCCTTTCTTATCGAAAATTATAGGTACAAATTAAATTTTTACATAATTGAATTTTTAAATATACAATATATCATCATCAAATTAATTGCATAAAAACTAATATTAAAAAATATTAAATTTATACATCTAAAAGTAGTAGATTTTATCTTTTTCTTTTTACTATCATTTCTATTCCATAACTTTTTATATAATTGCTGTATTTTAGGCAATTTCTTTTTTAATAACAATAAAATTGTAAATATTAATATTCTATCAACTATCATTGCTATAAAATAATTTGTTGTAAATAATTGTGTCCCAAAATAAGCTAATACATCTATTGAAATTAATACAATACTTGCTATTGTAAAAGTAAATATATCAGTAATTTGTGCTTTTTCTTTATATAATAATTTTAATATAACAAATACAAACAAAGTATATATTACCTGTAACCATATATTAAAATGTATTAATTTTTGTATTATTAAATATTCTAATGTCATTAATAGTATGAAAGCTATTCTTTTTTCTTTTAACTGTTTTGTAAATATCATAAAAAGCGAAAAATACAAAGCTTCAGGAATTTGTCCTAAAACCATTTCAAGTATATTAAACTGCATAAATTCATTTGCCCCCATCTTTTACATTGTCTTTATTACAAATAAAACTACTTCGCCAATTATTGCCATAACTGCTCCTATAATAGTTCTTCGTAACCATTTTTGATTTTCTTCTAAAACATCAACCCTTTTTTCTAAAGGTGTTAGTTTTAAATCATCTATTTTATCTGCTGTAACTATTTTGGCGTCAATTATGTCAATTTTTTTATCTATCTCAGTTAAAATTTTATTATTTTCTGTCATTTCTTTTTTTATTTCATTTACTTCTTCTTTTAAAGCCAAAAATTCAGTTTTACTAACAAATTCTTCAGACATAATTTATCTCCTTTTCCATTCTTTATTATAACACTTTTTACAAATTTTGTAAATACTTTTATGTTTTTATAATATAATTCATTACAATATAAGGTTGTAAGATATTATGAGCTTGTCCTCCACCTGCCAATGATGTGTTACCTCCTGTTGTTGTAACAGTTGTACTAGAAGCATAGGCTGTACCAAAATATTGAGCCGACCCATTAAAAGTTAAATTATTTGCTCTATAACCTAAATATGGGTGATAGTGAGAAGGAATTTCGTTTGTTGTTAATGTATGTGTTTTTTCTCCTCCTGTTTCTCCTAATGTATCAAAATCTGTATCATTACTGTCTTGTCCTACAACTACCTTTCCTTTTAAATTAGGCAAATTAAAAGTTGTACTTCCGTCTCCTGTTCCATAAGTAGTTCCAATTACTGCATATAAATCAGCATAAGTTGTTCTTGACACAGCCGAACCATCACATATTAGCCAACCAGTAGGTGCTGTACTTCCTGCGAACATTTGTATAAATCCTGTCAAATTAATTGTAGCATTTAAATTTGTTGCATTAATTGGTGTGTTTGTACTTGGTAAATTTTCATAAATCATTTTATTTTTCTCCTTTCAATTCTTTTATTTCTTTTTGTAATTGTTCTATTTGTTCTTGTTGCTCTTGTATAGCTTTATATGCTACTGATATCATTGAATATGTATCAACTCCATCATTATTTGCTGATGTAATTTCTTCTCTGTATTTATAATTCTTTCCAATTACAAAGCCTATGTGTTTTTTGTCATTGTCTTTTTCTGTTTTTAAATTGTACTTATATATATCTGTATTATTTATTATATCTAATCCATTTTGTAATTTTTCAAAGTTTTTCTTTTCTTCTTCTTTTGATGTTTGTATAACTTGTGGAGTTGTTACTCCTCCATTAATATAGCACATTGTAATTCCAAGAATACCTGCATTAGCATTAGTTCCATCTACATAAAAATTTACATTATTAGTAAAATTGCCACTCATTACATCTTCAGTAATCCTAAAAATACTTCTATTAGACCCTATCATCTCAAATCTAGGTTCATTTTCATACATTGTTAGAAATATAGAATTTGGACTTGTCATATTTGTCGGAGAGCCTATTTTTCTGATAACTATTCCTGAACTATATTGACCATTTATAAAGGTATTGCCTTGTATTTTTAATTTTCCTTCATATGCTCCTAAACCATTATCAATTAAATTTACATTTCCACCAGTAAAACTTCCATTTACTGCTTCCATACTTCCATCTGTTTTAATTTTAAAGTTATTGTTTGCTGTAACTGCTCCGTTTAGATTTATTTTGTCTGCTTGTATTGTTGCCGAACTTGTGTCATTATTGATTTTAAGCATGATATTAGCACTTGTAAAATCTTCTTCATCTAATTTCTCATCTACCCTTAAATTAATTTCATTTGCAGTTTGTGTTATACTGCTTGATAATTCAGCCTTTGTTGCAAATTGACTTGTATATATATTACTTGCCATTAATCTTACGCTCATATATCCGTTGTTATATCCTAATAATTCTACTGTATAATCGCCATCTGTCAATAATATACTTGGATATGTATAAGTATTTATTACTTCATTTGCAAGTAATGATACTGTACCATCTGCGTTATATTGACATCTTTTTGTTATTTGGCACACTTGTTGATCATACCCTAAATAAAATTCGTCATATATTCCGCTATTTGGTTCTACTAATAAATTATCTGGCAACTCATAATCAAATACTTCATCTGTTTCTGTATTTGTAAACCTTAATATTCTATTTGACATATATAATGTATCACTTGGATATAAATTATCTCTTGGATATAAATAACTTATATTTGTTGTTGTAGGTCTTATCTTAACTTCAATAGGCTCTGACTGATTAATATCTGTAAAACTCAAACTTGCATATATTGTCTCTGCCTGTGTTGTTATATCTGCTATGTCTTGTATTTTACTATTTAATTCATTTACAGATTGTTGTGTTTCACTTATTTTTGTGTTTTGTTCGTCTACTTCTGTTACTACTTGCGATATAGTATTGTTTTGTCTATCTACTATAATTTTTAAATCCCTTATTCTTTCTTTTTCGCCTATTATTTTTGTTTCTTCTTGCCTTTCTGTGTTAATGTCTAAACTATATCCACCTATCCAACCTCCAAAGTATTCTAAATCGTATTGTGCTATTGTTTGATAATTGTTTTCTCCATCTGTAAATGTTATTATATCCCCTGCTTTTATATCATAATCTATTGGACAATTAGTGGTTGTAAAACTATAAAATTCAAAGTCCTTAATGTCATTATATATTGCTTCTACTTCGTTTTCTTCTGTTATGTAAACATTATCACTATTTAAGTATAATGTATTTCCTGTTTCGTTTCCAAACTCATATTTTAATGCTCCTAATTCATATACAACCCTTGTTATTTTATGGTATTCTCCTATATTAAAATCTGCACACTCATCTATATCTATTGTTTTTGCAGAATTTCTTTTTTGTTTATAAAAATATAATGTATTATTTTCTATTCTTGCAAAACCGCCATTTAGTTCTGCTACAAATCCTATATATTCTCTTGCTGTCCTTGTATTATCGTACCAATTTATTGGCTTGTTATAACCTCTAAAATTAGTTGTGCCAAGAGTTAAACCTACCCTAGTACAAATGTCCATTACTATATTATAAAGCGTTGTAGCACCATTTTGGAATATCTCAGAAGCATCATAATAAAAATCTAAATCTAACATTTTGTCTGTTAGCGTATATACATATTCGTAATCTTGTTCTTCAATATTATCTATTTCTAACTCTGCAAAGGCATTTCCATTGTCCTTTAATGATATACTTGTTGGTTGTTCTGTAACGCCTTCTTTTGCAATACTTAATCTATATGTGTTCGCTGGTGTTGTACCTAGCTTAAAACTTTCATTAAAAAGCTCATAATTATTAGTTAATCCTGTGTAATAATCTTCATTAATCAAAGTGTCTCCAAAATATACCTCTAAACTCATTGACTAGACACCTTCTTTCCTTGTACAAAGTTAAATAATAAATTGCCCCACTCTGCTCCTGTTTGATTATTCCTTTGCATTTCTATTGAAAATTTACTTACATAACCCTCCATTTCTACAACTCCATTTGTACCAAATATTGGGCTTTTAAGTCTTATGTATAATGGATAATTATTAATCATTGACAAAACACTTTCAGCTTCTGCTTCTGTTAAATAATTAAAACCAAACTGTATTTTTTGCCATTTCTTGCCTAATATTACTGGCCTTAAAAGATTACCTGTTGTTACACTTCTGTATGAGTTTTTGTCTAAATCTTCGCCATCTATTTTATAACTACTTGGTGTTTTCATTGTTGTATATTCTGCACTTGCACTTGCTTTTGCTTCCCATAACATTTTTTATACCACCACACTTTCGCCTAATTGTCTTGATTTACTGTTTATATAATTTAAACTTGCTTTTCCAACATCTTTTACTGTTGTATAAGGATTAATTTCTATATTATTAATTGCTGTTATTACTTGTTGCAATAAGTAATTTGTTTCGTCATTATTTACTGGCTGATAACTTCCTTTATTATATTTTTTAGGTACTACTGCCTCGCCTTTATGTATAAATGCTAATTGATCCTCTGGTACATAATTTGTTCCTACTGCGTAACTGTTTACAGTTGGAAGTGAAGGCAACCCTATTTTTCCACCTACTTTATTTAAAGAATTTGCAATCTTATTCCATTTACTTGAAAATCCACTTAACATATTGCTCCATAAATTACTAAAATAACTTTTAACACTATCAACTAATGACTTAAAGCCACTTTTTATTCTGTCTATTTGTGTTGTAATCCAGTTTTTAGCGTTAGCTGCTCCGTCTTTAACTTTACCCCACATATTAGAAAACCAATTTATAACTGGTTGTATGAAATTGCTATATATCCAATTTTTTGCATTATCAAACATTTGCTTAATTACACCAACAACCATTTCAACAATTCCACCAACTACATTGCTCCAGCCAGTCCACATTTCTTTTAATCCACCAAAGAAATCTCCAAATCCTTTTTTAATTTTGTCTAGATCTAATGTTACTATTCCTTCAATAATTTCAAATACACCTTTTACTGTCCTTATTAATCCTTCCCATAATTGACTTATTCCATCCATCATATTAGAAAATCCATTTATAACCATTGGAGAAAAGCCCATATCTGTTAATATATCAACTGCTTTTTTCTTTGCATCTTGTATTTTTTTCACGCCATTATTTGAAATTTTGTCTAATGTGTCATAAAATCCTTGTATCATTTTTGACCAATCTGTATCTATATCAGCAAAGGCATCTGCCCAATTAAGTCCTCCTGCTCCTCCGCCACCTGCATCTGTATCAAGATTTTGCAATTCATCAAATCCTGTAAGTGCTTTTTGTAATGATTTTGCACTTCCTGCCGCTCCCTTCATTGACTTTCCACTTGCTTTAGCTATTAAGTCAACTCCTGTTAATGCTTTTACTACCATATTTATTACACTTACAAGTTTTAATATTAATGTAGCAATAAAATTAATTATTGGAGCTAATATTGCACCTAAACCAACCCATGCTGCCTGTAATTTATTTGCAAGTTCTGTATCTTGTGCTAAATATGCCGAACTTGCTCTACTTACTAATGAATAAATAGAACGTACACTTAATAAAGCCAATCCAAATCTTTTTATTTTTGTTACTGACCTGTCAAGCCCTTTTTCAATATTATTATGTGCAATAGTTGATGTTGCTTGTAATTCTTTTTGTTTTCCTATTAATTTATTATATTGCTGTGTTAGTTTTTCTAATTGTGCTTCTAATTTTAAAGTATCCCCAACTTCAAAACCTTTATCAGCTTTACTTAATAAATATTGTATTTCTTCTATTTGACTTTTTATATATCTTAATTGAGCTGTATTTGCTGTTAAATTTATTTTTTTCTCTCCAACACCTTGTATGCTACTTTTAACTTGTTGCATTTTACTTCTAAATTTATCCAATACTAAATCTAACTCAATTCCATATTTTTCGTTATCCATTTATTTTATATCCTTTCTGCCTTGCCCATTTTTCTTTTAAAAATTCTGGCATTGCGTATGTCTTCTTTGGTTTTATATCTAATTCAGGATTTGCATCTTCTGGTTTTTCTGGATATTTTTCCATCATTTGACACAAATTTCCTAGTTTCCATAATCTATAACTTAATCCTTCTGCTCTTTGTTCTAATGTTTTTCTTAATTCATATATTGTCATGTCATACATTTTGTCATAAGTCAAATCATATTTCAATAATTCATCGTAGAGTAATTCTACATATTTTGTTGTTGTAAAATTCTCTACTTGCGTGCGTTTTTTCTTTTTGCTGCCATTTCTTCTTTTTCTTCATCTGTCATATTTTCTATTTTCTTTCTTTCATTTCTTATGTTTTCTAAATCCTCTGCACTCATTACACCTGATACAACTAAACCTTCCCATATTATTTTGTCTAATATATCCATCATAGTATATCCTGCGTCTACTAATTCATCATAAAAACTATATGCCATATTTTTTGTATAGTTTTCTCCTGCTCCTTTTCTCATGTAATATAAAAGTGTTACAATTGATGTTATTGTTCCTTGTTGAACATAATCTAATAATGAACATTGAAATTGTTTTTCAATATTCTCACAATCTAAAGAAGTTAATCTTAAAGCCACTTCTTTTTCATTTCCTTCACTATCTTTGTAGTTAAATACATAATTTTTCATAATATACCTCTTTCTGGGTTTTACCCTATATAAAATTTTAGAGGCAAGTGTTATATACTGCCTCTATTTTCCACTTGCATAAAGTGGTATTCTGATAATCGATGTTATTCCGATACTAATTTATTAAATTATAAACTTGTGCTTGTTGGTATTGTTACAACTGGCTCACTAATTGGACTTAATGTCATTGTAAATCCTAACAAGTCTCCTGAACTACCTCCATTAATAGTTGTTTTTACATCACTTTGGAAAGATATTACTATTCCATTTGATAATGTATATTTCCAATATGCTTTTGTTCCTGCGTCCTCTAAATCACTTGCTAACTTAATATTTGCAGTTACACTTGGATCTTCCATGTTAAATTCAAATTCATATTGTTGTGCTGGTTTTAATCCGTTAATTGCTGTCTCGTATTCTGTATTGTCTAAATCAGTTGTATCTATTTGGTTTGGTGTTCCTCCAATGTCTGGAGTTGTTTTTAATCCATATATTTGAGTATATGAACCATTTTCTGTTGCTGAATATTCTAAAGTTGAACCATTAAAAGCATGATAACTTGCTCCACTTCTTGCCATTACTTTTCCTCCTTTACACTATAAATTTATTATTTATTTCGTTGTAATCTGCATAACCTGTAATTTGTACTTTTACTAAGTTATTTGATAAACTTATATCTCTTGAATTACATTTGAAATTTATTTCTTTTAATTTGTCTTTTATATTTTCTACTGCTTCATCTACTATTTGCTGTGTGTTTTCTGTCATATCTAATAATCTTACTACATAACCAGTTATATTTTGTCTATAAGTATAGTTTTTGTTAAGGTCTGTATTAATATAGTTTTTAGATAACTCATAACCAAAATAAGTTGTATTTTCAACTACTATATCATCTGGAATTATGCCTCCACTTTGTATATTAGTTAATTCTTCTAATTTACTTTGAATAAACCTTCTCATTTTGCCTCCTTAATTGCATTATGTATATTTTCTCTATATGTCGATATATTTGCATTTAAAGCATTTTTATAATTATTATATGCTCTCATACCGAGGGTGGAAATTTGGATCTATACCAAAGTTCTCTCCCCAACCAAAAGCATTTGGTATGGCGTGTGGCATTGTTCCTGTTTCTAATAATAAACCTAAATT